CCGGTGTCCTGCCAGCTGGCCTGCATCGTCGCCGTCATCATGTCGCTCAGGTCCTGCGCGTCGTGCTCGCGGGCGAAGGCCTGGGGCTCGCTGTTCTGCTTGGCATACACGCCCACTATCGTGCTCAGCGTGCTTATCATGATGTTGTTCGTCAGAGGCACGTTGCCCCTCCGGCGGATGTACTCGCGCTCCGTCATGCGCTCGCCCTGGTACACGGTCAGGTCGCTCCACTGGTCGCCGTAGCAGTAGTTGCGCACACGCTCACGGGTCTCGCGCACGTTGCGCAGGTTGTCCCACGCACGCTCGCAACGGGTCAGCAGCGTGTAGTTCACGCCGGGGGGATTCTCCGCACGGCGGGTCTTCACACTGTCGTAGCGGTTGCCGCGGGGCAAAACTTCCGAGAGGGTGTACAACTTCTTCATCGCGGCTTACTTCAGTTTGAGTTCGGGGAAACAGAATCCGTGGGAGGCGCCGAACTGCACCGCCTCACGGCCGCTCACCACCTTCTCGCCGAACTTGTCGGCTATGTAGTTGATGGCCTGCGAGGCGGTCGATACGCCGAGTACCTCGTCAAGCTTCGTCTTCTCCGAGTCCTTCTTCTCGTCGTCCGTCAGCACCACCTGCTTGCAGTATATCACGCCCTTCTTGAAAAGGTCGCTCGCCTCAAGCAGCGTCTGGCAGTACTGGTTCTCACTGATGAAGGTCGCGGGGATGTTCTGAAGCACGCTTCCGCCGCTGAAATTGTAGCGCACGCGCACGCCCCCCTTGCCTTCCAAGATAAACGAGGCACTGTTCTTGCTGTCCCTCAAAGCATATATCTTTCTCGCCATAGTTTTTTCTCAATCTCCAATTTTAAGTTCCACATTCCCCATATTGCCCAATGCCCGCATCACCCATCCTCCGGCCACTCCGATTACTCCGGCCACTCCGATTATTCAGACTATTCCGATTATTCAGACCACTCCGATTATTCAGACTATTCAGAAAAATCCGTAGTCTAAATCCGTAGTTGATAACAAAAACTGCCGAGGCGCGGGATACCATCCCTGACCCCGGCAGCTATCGTCAATCTATCAGGCTTAGCCAGCTATCACAAGGCCGGCATACTCGTTCCATGAACCGGTCTGGCCGCTCACGGTATACTGGTACACCTTGCCTTTCTCATAGGTGGTGCCGCCGCTCACATAGTCGGCGGTCAGCGCCACGATGGTGCCGTCGGCGGGATTCGACGGGAGAGCGTTCGCGCTCTTTATCCTGTTCATCTCACCGCCGGTGGGCAGACCGAACACCTTGGCGCTCGGGCCTACTATCACGCTGTTGTAGCCGCGAAGGGCAACAGCGTCGGCCTCCTGGTGGATGAAACGGCGGCCCTCGCGGATTTCACCGGCGCCCTTGCTCATGTCGTTCGTCTGCTCCTTCTCCGTAATCTTCACGTAGCGCACGGCGCCCTCAAGGTCGAGCACTATCATGCAGTCCTCAAGGTGAAGCATGTCGAGGGTTTGGTCCCAGATGAAGTCCAGGGTGCCGAAGGTGGTCTTGAACTGCTTGAAGTCAAGGTTCCACTTGTTGTAGTCGGTGAACACCACACGGCGGTTCTGCCCGGGGTCGATGTTCAGAAGGTCGCTCATGGCCTGCTTGCCGCAGAACACGAAGGCGTGGTTGCTCTCACTGAAGTCGGTGAACTGGATGCGGCTCAGCGCTATCAGGTCCTCAAGCTTGTAGCCGCCGTCAACGGCGTAGGCGTTGGTCAGCTGCCACAGGATGCCCTGGGAGGTGTACACGTACTCCACGCTGCCGTCGGCGTTCTGCACGTTGAAACGGCCCTTCACACCGCGCCAGTAGGTGCGCTCGGCGCGCATGTTGTACTTGTACAGGGCGTCTTCCTTGATGTCCTGCACCTTGATGGGCTGCTTGCGCTTCACCTTCTCGAAGTCCTCGGTCCACACGATGTTCAGCAGCTTCTTCTGCACGTAGACCTCCTGGGGTCTCGGCTGGAAGTTCTCGGGACTGATCATCAGCTGGCTCTCGCCGGCGGCGGTGGCGCCGCAGCTCAGCACGGTGCCCGCGGGAATCGCGGGACAGGTCACGTAGTCAAGCTCGTCGCCCACCTCGCCCTCGGTGCGGGCGGGGCCGTTCACGGCCTGAAGGGTCACGCCGGTCTTGTCCACGTCGGTCACGAAGAGCATCAGCTCGCCTTCCTTCACGGTCTGGCTGCCGCGCTTGTAGCCGTCAACGCCGAGGGCGAAAACGGTGCTGCCCTTGTAGAAGGGACGCAGGCTGCCGGTGCAGTTCGAGGTGGTCAGCTTGATGCTGTTGCCGGCGGTGAGGGCCGCGGTGGTCACCACCTCAAGGGTCTCGCCGCCAACACGCATGTGGTTCACGGCCCAGTTCTGAATCGTCTGCTTGCGGGTCACCTGGCGAGCAATGCTCAGAAGGGGGTTGCGGAAGGGCTTGTACTTCACAATGTTCGAGTCCCACTCGTCCTCCACAAGGTCGCCCTTGGTGAGCTGCGTGGAGCTCAGCTGGGTTCCCGTAAGGTCCTGGCCGTAGCGGTTGCCGCCGGGGCCTACACGGTCGTTCACGCTCGGGTCCACGGGGTCGTGGTCCGAACCGGGATTCAGCGGACTGCCTGCCTTGGCGTTGTTCGCGGTCGGACCTTCGTTGCCTATCTGAGGCTCCACAAGGTCGGCCATGGCCATGCCGGCACCGCCGAATACCATCGCTACAAAGGCAAGAAGTGCCTGCACCACTCGCCATGTGTTGATTTTCTGTATTCTCTCCATCGTTAACACTAAATTATAAAATGTTCAATCTCTCCGGTCGTTGTCGCCGCTGTCTCTAAGAGGAGAAGTCCTCCCAGAAACTGCCGGCCTCGCTCTTCTCGTCCTGGGCGGCGCTCTTCGCGCCGTTGCCGCCGCCCTGGGGAAGGGTCGGGGGAAGCACCTCGCCATCGGGCTTCTTCAGCTTGTTCTGGATTTTCTCGTTGCGGGCCTGCATGCCGCCCTGCTCGCGGGCGCCGGCCACGTCCTTGTCGTAGTCCCTCGCCTTGCGGACGGCCTTCCAGGTCTCGGCGCTTATCTCGCCCCTAAGGGCGGGGGCCAGCACGTCCTGCATGAAGTGGTTCCACAACTCGCTGTTCTCGTCGTCGCTCAGACCGAGGCTGCCGAGGGCCTGCGCGCTCTTGCCGAGGTTGGTCTCACGCTCGCGCTCGGCTTCCTCGCCTTCCATCTGCTTGCGCTGGTGCTCGCCGATGAGGTCGCTTATCTTCTTCCTGTACTCGGGGTCCTCCATCGCCTCCTGGATGTCCACGCCGTTCGACGCCATCCACTGCACGGGGTCGCTGTCGGGATTGTCCCGGAGGTCCATCAGCATCGCGGCGAACCAGCGGTGCTTGTCGAACACGTCGCTCAGCGCGCGGCCGCTCTTCTCGTAGTCGTCCAGACGGTCGGCGTCGTCGTTCAGGGCGCCGTAGCGGGCTTCCTTGTCCTCAAAGTCGATGTCGCCGTGACGCTTCTTGAAACGCTCCGAAAACGCCTTGCGCATCGGACGCTCTTCCACTGCCTCACCTCCCGAAAGAGGAGCAGGTGCGGCCTCGGCGTCCGTAGGAACGTCTGCGCCGACCTGCTCGGGGGATGCGGGTGTCAATCGGGGGTTTTCTGTATCTTCTGCCATAATAGGTTTCGTTTAGGCGCTGCATGCGCAGCTTCTCACTGCAAATATAACTAACCGCGCGTCATACCGCCGCCCATAGGGCATCACCTTCGGGCCGTTCTGATACCCTATGGTGGCATTTACATCTAATAAGGTCTATCTTCGCAGACATATGAATACTACAGTCACTATCTCCATAAATCTCGACGAGGCGGTAGGCCTCGCGATGAGAAGGCTCGCCGTCATCGGAAAACGGAATGTCGACAAGCAGGGAAACCAGCACTTCGCCGACGTCACGGTGTCGTCGGCAGAGCAGCCGCTCCTCAAGGACTACGCAAGGGCGGGGGCGCACTCGCTTATTTCTGCTTTAGCAGAAATGCTAAATTCCAACAGCGGACTCTCACTCGGCGCGGAAACCGACGAAGCCGACGCCGTCTCGCTCACCATCACGCGCTCCAGGTGGCAGGAGAAAGAGGGTGACGGCATACCGCCGTCGTTCGCGCACTTCTGCATGCAGTATGTCGTGGCGTACGTCTGCTTCGAGTTCCTCAGCCTCACAAGGCCCGACCTGGCCAAGAAGCACGGAGACGACATGCAGCGCTTCGAGACGGACATACGCATACAGCTGCACCACAAGACGGAACCGGCGCCGTCCGTGAAAGACCTCGCCGATGTCAACGGACTCGCCGACGGACAGGTGCCATACGAGGGGCGCGACGCGGTGCCCATCTCCGAGTTCATCGAGTGGGCAAGCAAGTACTACAAGTCGGGGGTGCTCACCAAGGAGCAGGCCGACGAGCTCTATGTCTCGCTGTCCAAGTACCTCGACATCAGCCGGCTCGTCAACGAGGCCACGGCGGCGGCTGGAACCGCGGCCAACAGCGCCGCAACGGCGTCGGCAAATGCGGCCGAGGCCAACCGCAACGCGCAGGTGGCCATGGCGTCCGTCGACGGAGTCACCGCCGATGTCGCGGACCTCAGGACCACCGTCACAGGACTCGCCAACGCAGTCGCCTCCAAGGCCTCCGCAGTCCACACCCACCACCACACCTCCATCACCGACTGGGACGCAGCCACTGCCTTCTTCCTCACCACCGCCACAGCATCTGCCACCTACCTCTCCAAGACCTATGCCGCCGCCACCTACGCCACCATCGCCAGCGTGCCCACCAAGACCTCCGACCTCACCAACGACAGCGGCTACATCACCGACGACTCCCTCAGCGGCTATGCCACGCAGGAGTGGGTGCAGGACGCTTGGGATGCCTACGACCAGCAGTACCACATGACCATGGCCTTCACCACCGCCACCGCAGCGGCATCAGCGGCAGCAGCCGCCGACACCAAGGCCACCAACGCAGCCACCGCAGCAGCCACCGCAGACACCAAGGCAGCAGCTGCTCAGACCCGTGCCGACAACGCCTACACACTCGCCAACACCGCCAACACCACGGCCAATGCCGCCCTGCCCGCATCGACTATTTGGAGCGGCACGCAGGCGCAATACGATGCATTGACAGCCGCCCAGAAGGCCGCAGTAATCGCATTTATAGAGGAGGAATAGCCATGCCGATAATCAACAAAAACAAGCGCACAGCGGCCATCTACAACCGAGGCCGTGAGGTGGTCAAGGTCTACGACCATGGAAAATTGGCATGGCAGAAGTCCACCTCCATCCCCGACTACCTCTGCTTCACGGCTCTTGAAAGTGGCACATTCACATTGACCATCCCTGCTGCGGTGATACCCACCTACCTCTCCTACATCGAGTGGAGCAAGGACGGAAGGACTTGGAATCATCGTGACAACACATCAGAGGCGGTGACCATTGATGTGCAGGTGGCGCAGGGCGATAAGGTGTATTGGAGGGGTAGTGGTATTAGAATGGGGACATCCGCAAGCAATACCGCAACGACTGATTCTATCTTTACGGCAACTGGTAATTTCGAGGTGAGCGGCAACATAATGTCATTGTTGTATGGCAATTCATTTGATGGTGTGACTTCTTTGCCTATCGGCTCTGAATACACATTCGCTGGGCTGTTCTACAACAACAAAAAATTGTTGAGCATAGCTGACTTGTCTTTGCCTGCCACAGCACTTGTGAAAGGTTGCTACGCTTCAATGTTCTATGGTTGTAGTAATATGACTGGGATGCTCAGTAGTTTGCCTGCTACATCGTACCCAATGTCCGCTTGTTACATGATGTTCCGTCTCTGCTCAAATATAGATGCCGTCCCGTCATTAACATTCGTATCTGGCAATGGTGGGTATCAGTTCCAATATATGTTTGACAGATGTACATCTCTTGTGGATGCGTCTGCCATTGTAATGTCTGCTTCTGACACATACTCTTTTTCGGCTATGTTTACGGGGTGCAGCGCACTTGCTGTCACTCCTGTTATGTCGCTTTCAACACTTAAAACAGGGTGTTTCAACATCACATTCCAAGGTTGCACCAATCTCAAATATGTAAAATGCCTTGCAACTGATATTTCTGCTACCAACTGCCTTAATAATTGGCTTCAAAATGTCTCCTCCACAGGCACATTCATCCAAGCCGAGGGAGTGGAATGGCCCCGAGGTGCAAGCGGAATCCCTACGGGGTGGGTGGACATCGAGAAGAGGACTATGCCACAAGGGTACAAGCAAGTGGAGTATGTCGCTAATCCGAATAAGCCATCAGCTACTCCAATGCCAATAGTAGAAACTGGAATTGTGCTTGACCCATCACAAGATACAATAGAAATAGCTGTATTCCCACATATTGGCGATGATGACTATATTGCGCATCATCGGTATGGTGGATTACCGATTGCTAATAACATGTCTCCTGCTCAGTCAGGAGCAAAAGTAGGGCGGTTCTACTGCATGTACAGAAAAATTGATTCGGCTAATGTTATTCAGTTCTCATGGACTAAAGCGACATCTGCTAATTCCACTTTGACGGCAACGGACAAAATAGTGGAGACCCCGCAAGTATTGAGAATTGAACTGTCAAGCGGTAATAACAAAATGCTCCTCAATGGGACACAAGTTGCAACTAATTCGGATGCTTGTGATATATCAGACCCTGGTACGGAAACCGCAAAATTGTTCGGCATTAACAACGTAGGGTATAATTGGATAGACCCAATTTATTATTACAAACATTGGCGGAACGAAGTTCTCATTGCTGACTATGTGGCTTGTGTCCGTGAAAGCGACAATGAGCCATCTTTCTATGACTTTGTAAGTAACACATTTAAAGTGCCTACAAGAACTGGATTCTTCACAGCAGGCGAAGAAATTTAACCCCATAAACCCAAACAATATGCGACAAGAACTGAGATTTTTCCGAACAGCCCACAGCATCGAAATCGAGGCCGATGGGAAGGTCATCGCAACGATTCCGATGGCCGAGGAGCAACCACAACCTGCTCCCGAACCCACACCGAAGAGCATCACCTACACCTTCGGAGAGTGGCAACCTACTACCACCCACACAAGGCTCACCGAGCCGAAGACCCCGTGGGCGGTGCTCAACTCCCTCTCCGAGAACAGGCGCAGCATCCACCTGCCCGCCAACGTGACCAACCCCAAGGGCATCCTCTCGCTCACCATCCGCAAGCAGACCGCCAAGTACGGCAGCGAGGAAAAACCCTACACCACGGGCCTCGTCTATAGTGCCAAGGCTTTCGGCCTCGGAAGAGTCGATGTCCGTGCCAACCTCTGCTACGCCGCCGACATCAAGAACTCCATCTGGCTCACCACATCGGCCTTTACTACAAGAGACACGGGCAAGTTGAAGCAGCTGATAGAGTGCGACGTGGTGGAATACACGGGAGCAGACACGGGCGAGTTCAACACAAGCAGAGGAATGTGGCTTTGGCAGGAAAACAAGCAGTCCGTTTCCGCTGACCGACTCCCCTACATCGACCTAACCACCAAGACCTCCCTATCGGGCGGAAGTTGGTGGTGGGTGGCCAGTCACAATGCGTGGTATCAATGGACACTCTACCCCGTCTGCCGCAACGGCAACCGCTTCAATGGAACGAACGGCAAGTACTACTTCATCACCAACACCGAAAGAGGCCAGTACATCAAGTCCGAAGACCTCACATGGATTCGTGAGGATGGCGTGGAAGGAAAGGGACTTGACGGCAACAAGTACTTCACAACCGAGAAGACCGACCCCATCGGCGGAGGAGCAGTGAAGAGCCAATTCCTCGACGGCAAGACAAAAATCGCAGGCTGGCACACTTGGTCAATCGTCATGGAGAAGACATACATCGCATACCTCTGCGATGATAGGGAGTACTGGCGCAGTCCCGAACCGCTCCAACTTCCCGATGACCTCACATACAACCTCATATTTGCGACCAACTCCATCACCGACCGCTACACGGGCGAGCACACCATGCAAGTCGAGAGTGTAACCTTCACACCGAAGAGCAATGGATGAGGAAGAAGTAACCGACATCGAACCCGTGGGAATCGATGTGTATGAATAACGAAACAATTAATATCGGATAGATATGGCAGCAATAACACCCGATGTCTTCTACAAGGCATGGAAAGCAGTGATAATAGCAATAGGCGGCGGCATAGGTTGGTTCGTGGCCGAGTTCTCACCCACGTTCCCGCTCATCGTCGTGGCGGTGGTATTCATCCTCTACGATGCCTACACCGCCTATGAGCTTGACAAGCGGGTTCACAAGATGTACCCCGAGAAGAAGAAGAGGGAAAAGGCGCACTTCACCTCGTTCGCATTCGGCAAAGTCCTGCGGGAGACTATCCCCAAAAGGCTGTGGTTGATATTCCTCGCCTACCTTGTCGAGCACTGGGTGTTCATTCATGTCAGCATTCCGCTGTCTTATATAATCACGGGTGCAATCTGCTTTGAGCAAGCCTGGTCAATCCTGGAGAACGAGTCATCGTGCCGTGGAAAGAACGAGAGCCGCTTTTGGAAGATGCTGCAAAGGATTATGATAGACAAGACCGAGCGGCATTTTGATGTCACCTTGGAGGAACTGAAAGGCGGCGTGATGGTGACCGACGAGCAGATTGAGTCGCTGAGAGCGTTTCTGAGGGAACATGACGAGGCGAACCATCCGCCCGAAAACCAAGACTCGGAATTTTCTTCATAAATGATAAGTGTAAATGTTATAAGGTAATTAGAGTTTGTTTTGATGGATTAGTAGATTTTGAACATCAAAGACCCCTTGCCCGCTGCGAAGTTCGCAAGGTTTTAACCTAAGCAAGAAATTATGAAATACTTCACATACAAAGAACTGACAAAGTCGGCCACCGCCCAGCGCCGTGGCATCGACAACACACCCAACGGCATCGTCAAGGCCAACCTCACCGCCCTCGTGGCCAATGTCCTCGACCCGCTCCGTGAAGCCTGGGGCGAGCCTATCATCGTCACCAGCGGCTACCGCTCAGTCCGCCTCAACAGAGCCGTCGGAGGAGCATCAAAGTCACAGCACACGGAAGGAAAGGCGGCCGACATCCGCACCGTCTCCGACCGACCGAGCGACAACCTGCGGCTGCTCAAACTCATCGTCTCCCTGCACCTCCCCTTCGACCAGGTAATCTTCGAGTATGGCGGCGACACTGGCCCCGACTGGATTCACGTCTCCTACGACCAGGGCCGCAACCGCCGACAAGTCCTCCGTGCCACACGCAAGGACGGAAAAACCATCTACAGCACATATAAGCCATGAAAGAAGAACCTCCCTACAACCCCTACACCTTCGACCCCTACGAGCCGCATCCCCGTGACCTCGAATCGGCCATCGGGCGCTTCCTCGGCTTCCTCTTCGACATCGGTGTGGCCATCACACTCTGTGGAATCATAAGCATCTTCACGGCATGATTCCCTTGGAAAAATGCAAGAAAACCGATAAAACTCCCTTGAAAAAATGCAGAAAGACGATTACAACCCCACCTCCCACACCCTCACCATCCTCATGGTGCTGGCGGTGTGCCTCGCCGTCATCCTCTCCCTGCTCGCCTCCTGCCGTACCATCCACGACACCGAGAGGGTCTACACGCATGATACCTTGTACGTCAACCATTCCGACACTGTTAGGGAGGTGAAGCTGCTTGCCGTCCACGACACCACACGCCAGGTCGAGCAACACTACATCACCATCAACCAGGCAGGCGACACCATCCGTGAAGTCCACCACTACCACGACACCGAGCGGACCATCGTCCTCGACTCCACGGACCGATACAAAGCCAAAACCGACTCCCTCCAGCGCCTCCTCAACAAGGAAAGGGAAAAGCAAATAACCAAGCGCCCGCCGTGGTGGGACCAATGGAAATACCGCCTCGCCTTCTATGCTGCCCTCTGCGCCCTCATCATCCTCGCACTGCGCAGTTACACCCCAGCAATAAAAAAGTGGCTCAGAGCGCACCTATAGCCCCAGCCACACAGCTTCGATTACTCCGACTACTCAGAGTATTCAGACTACATATTTTTAATTTTCACCCTCCCCAACACCCAGCCGCCCGCAAAGCTCCACAGGTGAACCCACATGTTCATCCCGGGAAGAAACCCCGTCACCAAAACCACCGGCAACACCTTCCGCACCATCACACGCCAGTCCCCGTACTCTCCCCACGCCATGCCGAAACTCGCGAACAGCATACCGCTCAGACCCACCGTCTCCACATCCGTCCACCACAGCGCGCTCCAGTCCCACACGCCGCAGGGCAGCCACGACACCGCCGTCGCCACAGCCCACGCACGCAGCGCGCGCACGCGTACCTTCATCACCCATAGGCACAGCAGGTTACCTGCAAGATGAAACACATTGGCGTGGAAGAAATGCCACACCAGGTGCCGCCACCAAGCGCACCCGTCATAAAACCCCAGCCTTGGCAGCGCCACACAAACCACACACACCGCAGTCAGCACACACCGCTCCACCATATCCACCGATAAAAACCTCCTGATACTCATACCGCCCATTCGATTATTCAGATTATTCAGACCACTCAGATTACTCCGACTATCCGATTACTCCGACTATTCCGACTACTCAGACTATTCCGACTACTCAGACTACTCAGATTATTCAGACCATTCCGAATCATCAGATAAATCAGATAAATCCGTAGTTTTTATTCCGCCCCATTCAGAAAATTCAGATAAATCCGTAGTCTAAAATATCAGAAACATCCGTAGCCTGGCTCACATACTCGCCTCCGTCAACGCCGTCGCCTTCTTCTTCCTCACACTCTTGCGTATCCACTCGGGCTTCGGCATGTCGTTGAAGCACACCCACATCGCTATGCCAGTCGACATCAGCACGTCGTCATGGTTGCCAGCACCCTCGATGTTGCCCATGCTGCCGTCATCCCTGCGCTCGTAGATGCGCAGCTCACGGTACATCTCGGCGTCGGGCTCATGGTAGAGCATGTCGTCCACGCACGCCAGCAGGTTGTCTATCACCCAGCTCTTCGTCAGCTTGTTCGTGTGGAAACCGTACTTCATCTCTATCCTGTCCCTCACATTGTCGGGCAGACTGTTGCGCTGGTACAGGTTGGGATAGTAGCCGCTTATCTCCTCGATGATGGTCCCGAAGTGGTCGCCCTCGGTGTTGCCGCCGCGCTCGCGGTCGCTCGTGTTGCTCTCTATCACAAGCAACGCGTCGTCGTAGTAGTGCGCCAGGGCGGCGGCGTGCCAGGCCAACAGGTCATGGCGCAGGTGGCCGCGCCAGCGGGCCACGACCGCGGGCTTGTCGCCGATGCTCTTTATCATGCCCATGCGGTCCACAACGGTGAACACGCTGTAGTCGCTCCTGCTGCTCGTGCCGCCGATGTCCACGCTCACCAGGTAACGGTGCCGCACCTTCATCACCTCGTTGTTCGGCAACGCCCATATCTTCAGGTCGCCGGAACGGCCGTCGGTCAGCTCCACACGGCTGCTCCTGATGGTCTTCTTGCTCCGCATCTCGTGCTTCTGCAAAGGTGATACGCCCACGTCGTCCTTGCCGCTCTTCGTCATCGCGACAACGATGCGGCCGTAGTGCAGCGGCTCCTTCATCTCCTCCTGCTGCATCGCGTCGATACTGTACGGGTTGAATATCAGATTGCCGCTGCTCCTGAACGCCTCCACCTCGTCAACAGGGGCCTCCGTCGCCATGAAGGCGTGCGTCATGAACTTGTTGCGGAAATGACGGTACCAGTTGATGGCCTCGAACGTCGCGCCGAGCTTCCACATACGGAAGAAAAACTTGCCCTCCTCGCGGAAACCCAGCGGACAGCTCGACAGGTTCCGGTGCTCGTACAGCCACTTCGCAAACTTGTGCTCGTCCGCAACGGCCTCCATGTCGTTCTCTATGTCGTAGAAGGGAATGAAAATGAAATGATAGGCGTCGTTGTTGTCCTTGCTCATCGCCTGCTGGCACTTGTCGTAGAAAAAACCGCTCGCGCCGCGGCCCGTCGACTCGAATATCTCAATGTTGTCGGCCTGGTTGCGGATACCGGCGGAGATACTCGATATCACGCCCTCGGGGTCGTGCTCGGGGGTCTTCTTCCAATAGGCCACCTCGCTGTAGTGGGCGCAGTGGAAGTTGCTGCCGCGCACGTTGTCGAAGTTGTCGAAACTGGCCACCGTCAGCGTCGAGCGACGCAGGGTCCTGATGCCGTCGCTCACCACAAAGTCGTCCGTCGAGTTCTCAAAAGGACTCAGCTGCAATCGCACACCGGGATAGCCTATCGTCCAGCCGGGCTGGTTCTGCAGGGCCTTACGGTACATGGCCTTGATCTTTTTCGACGTGCCTTTCACCTGGCTCAGGATGATGGCGTTCCAACCGTCATGGCGGTAGTCCTGCATCCACTTGATGTAGAGCTGGCTCAGCGTCGAGCCGCCCCACTGCCTCGCCTTCAATATAATCACACGGATGGCCTCGCCCCTGTGGCGGATGTCCTCCATCAGACTGAGAAGCTTCCGCTGCGGATAGTTCAGACGGAAAGGTATCAGGTCGCCCGTCACCTTGTCCTCTATCTTGTCCGTCAGGTACATCGCAAACTCGGGGTCTTCCCGCGCACGCGTCTTGCACAGCTCCATCTGAACCAGCCTGGCAAGGGTGGGGGAGTACTCCCTCTTCATGTAGTGCTCGATGAAACCGCGCACGCTGCCCCATTCCGACAAACCCCTGAACAGGTGGGTCTCCATGCACTCCTGCGGCACCCACATCTCGGGAATGAAACAGTCGGGAAGGCATACCTTCACCCGCCGCCCGGGATAACCCCAGCAGCCCACACCCGTCAGAGGGTCGTACTCCGTGAATATCAACGCCTTCCTCCTGCGGTTCTCCCATACCATCGCACGTATCGCATCTTCCTTCCGCATATCAATACCCGTTTAATAACACATCCACCACATACCGCCACAACCGCATCCACCATCATCACCCACCTCGCCCGCATCGCCCATCATGCCCATATCGCCCATTCACACACCATCGATTATTCCGACTATTCAGATTATTCAGACTATTCAGATTACTCCGACTATCCCTAAAAATCAGATAAATCAGAAAAATCCGTAGTTTATTATTCTCAGAAACATCCGTAGTTCTATTCAGAGGCATCCGTAGCCTCCACCTTCCCGATACCGCCCTCCAGGCTCTCAAAGGGGGACACGCCTATCTCCTCAAACTCCGCCGCCTCCTCCTTTCTCAGACCCGACACGGGCATGCCGCCCACAATACCGCCCACACCCGAGGGCAGACCGGGAACAGACACACCGCCTATGCCGCCCCTCACACCGCTCTGACCCAAAGCCTTCAGCTCGATGAAGTCCCTGTTCAGACTCAGGTTCACATTCACGTCGCTGTTCTTCGGAACAACAAGCTTCGACAACTCCATGTACATCCTGAGATACAGCACGGGGTCGTCCTTCGCAGCCTTGTCAAGCAACTCCAGAAACTTGTCCTGGCGCTCCTGCAAGGCCTGTAACAGAAACTCGCGCTGCGCCTTCCTGTCGGGCTTCAGCGCGGGATTCACCAAATTCTCAAACGCCAGGTCCTCACGGCGCTTGCTGTCACTCTTCCTGTTCGCCATAACTAAAGCAAAGTCACAACATCTCTACTGAAGGTCCTTCCAAAAATCATCCATCACCTGATGAGAGTTGATGTAGTCCAATGTGCCTTGACCGTCAAGATTCATCATCGGCTTGCCGTCACCGCCCATAATGGGATTGCCCGAGGCGTCCGTCGCAAAGGCGTCGCTCGCCGTCGCACCGTAGGGGGCGCTCGCACCCTTCGGCAACTTGGCACCGGCGGCCCTCGCAGCACTTCCGGCACCCGCCGTGTCTATCACAGCACCGGCCTGCATCAGGGCGTTCGAGGCCTGACCGGCGGCATACTGGGTCTGAGCGGCCTTCTTCTGCTGGTTCTGTATGTACTGCGTCGACAACTGCGCGTCTCGCTGGCGGTGGCTCGTGTCGGCAGCCTGCTTCCTGCTCGTGTCGTTGGCGGCTATCTGGGAAATCGTGTTGCCCTGCATCGTCAAGCCCTGCTGCTTCGCCAGAGCGGCATGGGCATCCGTGGCACCCGACACGCGCTGCTGACCGCGGGCCTTGCGCCAGTAGTCTCGGCCGAACTCCTGTGCCTTGCGGAGCAGGTTCTGACCCGCTGCCGTGTCGGCGTAGTTCTCGTTGTAGCGCCTCCTGAACCAGTTGTCGTTCTTCGCACGCGAGGCCGCCATCTCACGGTCAGCCTCCTTCGCCTGCTGACGGGCCTTCGCACCGCCGTACAGACTCGACAGAACACTCAACCCCGCACCAATCGCAGTCGCTATCCAGCCCATGCCAAGGCCGTCACCGCACAAGCGCTCCAGCAGCACACGGCCCACAGTCACGTCACCGCCCCATGCGTCAGCGCCGAATCCGCACACAGCAAGCACGTCAGCGCCGAATCCGCTGCACAACGATGCAAGCGCGCCCAGCAAAACACTCAAATAAATCACTCTACGTTCCATACGATAAACAATTAACCGTTAAACCATCACCCCGTCAATCACCCGTCACCCCCGTCACACATCCGCCACCTCCGTCAATCACCCGTCACCCCCGTCACACCCCCGTCACCGCACCACCCATGCAGCCCATTAAGCCCATAATGCCCATATCGCCCATCAAGCCCATGCAGCCCATCATGCCCATAATCCCCATCGTGTCCATCCGATTACTCCGAGTATTCCGACTACTCCGACTAATCAGATAAATCCGTAGTCTTCATTTCTCCCCTTCAGACTAATCAGATAAATCCGTAGTCTTATTCCGGCCTCTCCGACCACTCAGAGTACTCCGCCACCAGGCCTCTCCGACCCGCAGGCAAGCACCATCAGTCGTCATAAACCACAACCGTCACCGTGTGGCTCACATCCTCGTCATGGCGCGAGTAAAGCGTCACACGGGCCATGCCCGCACCGTGGCTCACCACGGTAAAACCGTTCTTCACCCTCCCGCCGATGCTCAGCACGCCGGGGCTGTCGCTCACGGCCTCCACGTCGTCCAGGCACGTCGAGTCGATGATGTAGGTCAAAGTGTCCTCGCTGTTCACGGGAATCCTGTAAACATCGCCCATGTCGGTGCGGATAGAGGTCGTATACGGGGTGCTCGGAACCTCGGGAGCCGTCTTCGTAAAGCAGCGCTGGACAGCCTTCTCGTCGCTCTCCACCAGGCGCGCGTAGTGCTCGGCCTGCTTCTGGTTGAAGGTGCCCCACCACAGAAACAGCATCTTGTCCTCGATATACTTCGAGCACAAACGCGCCAGGCTGCTCACAAAACTGTTGTTGAACCTGTCGCTCACACTCAAAGTCAGCTCGATGCTGTCCGTGTCGGTGCTCACAACCGTATACACGTTGTCGCCGCCCGACAACGTGCCCGAGTCCAAGTAGTCGCCCATCACGCCCTTCAGCTCCTCAAGACTGGTGTACATCGTCCTGTAAAGCTTCCTGACGTGAAACTGCTCGTCACCGGCCTCCTCCTGGTACGCCAAAGCAGCCGCCTTGTCGTCCGTCGCCTTGTCCACACGGCCCTTTATCAGCGTCTCGCCCTTCACCGCCTCCATTATCAGCGATATCACCAGACGCAACGTAATCTTCTTTGCCATAACTCAATACTTTTCGTTCAAATTCCTTCTCCCCAAAACACCGTCTCCATCAGCTCATGCTCACATCAAGCTCGCCGCCGTCGGCATCCAAACCATGCATGCCCTCCACACCAAGACGCAAAGCATCCGAATAGGCAGCATCGGCATAAACCTCCTCAGCATCACCAGCATAAACCTCGTCAGCACCGACCGAAGCCGAACCAGGCACACCGTCACCGCCACCGTCGCCCGGCGCATCCGAACCCGCCGACGAAGCACCGCCGCGGAAAGCACTCCTCCGCGCACTCACCATCGACAAACCCTCGTCGCCCGTCACCTCGGCCACACTCGCGCAGCCGCCGCGCTCCAACACCACAACACCCTTCGCATTCACACCCACGATGCCGCGCGCCAAATCCTTCTGAGCAGATGAACCGCCGACCGAACCA